CCTTAGTCCTTGGGACTGTAGGTTTTGTAGGTGGCTTTGCTAGTACCTACCTTGCCAAGCAAGCTACAGCCGATGCCCTCTCTAGCGCTATGGGGCCTACACCCTCTCCCCTAGCCTCTGTAGCAGAACCTAAGTTTGGCGGCTACACAGTAAACCGCAGGGGTTCTGCCCTTCATCACCAAGTTATCTATGGTGAGACTAGGGTGGGTGGGGCTATTGTCTTTGATGATGCTAGTGGCACTAACAACAAGTACCTCAGTCGTATCATTGCCTTTGCTGGACATGAGATTGATTCCTTCCAGCAGATTTATATGGGCAAGTATTCTCTGTCTATCAGTGGTGATAACGTAACCTCTGCACAAGAGATTGACGAGACTGGTGCCGCTGTAGGAAGTCCTACTACAAAGTTTAACAACTACATTAAAATCCGTAGGGTATTGGGTAACCATAGCACTAGCCTTAACGGTACTGCCCCTACAAACTTCTCTACTAAGTGGACAGCCAACCATAAGCTGCTTGGTATTGCTCACTTGGCTATTGTCTTTGAGTATGCTGACAACGTGTGGGAAGAGGGTCTACCTGAGATTTCTGCCCTTATCCGGGGTAAGAGGGTGTATGACCCAAGGACCAGCACTACAGCTTGGTCTGATAACCCTGCACTGATTGTACGGGACTTCCTGACTAACAGTGGCTATGGTCTTGGTGAGGCTGTAGTCAACATTGACGATACTCTTATTTCCACTGCTGCTAACGTCTGTGAAGAGACGGTAACAGATGGTGACCGCTACACCTGTAATGGGGCTTGGTTGACCTCTCAAGCTCCTGTAGACGTTATCTCACAGCTTATGACCTCTTGTGCTGGCTATCTATGGTATGCACAGGGCAAGTGGCGTCTTAAGGCAGGGGACTACATAGCCCCTACTGTCACCCTTACTGAGGACGATCTACGGTCTCCTCTGTCTGTATCTACAAGGCATTCTCGTAGGGATAACTTTAATGCTGTACGAGGCACCTTTCGGGGTCCAGCTACAAACTACCAGTTCACTGACTACCCTACCGTCACTGACGCTAACTTTGTCACTGTAGATGGTGGCCTAGAAAGCTCAATGGACTTGACACTGCCTTTCACTGATACCCCAGAACAGGCACAGAGAATAGCAGCTATTGCCCTAGAGAAGAACCGTAGCCAGATTACGGTATCTGGTAGCTTTGGTCTTAACGCTTTCTCACTACAGGTAGGTGACAACGTAAACATCACCAACAGTCGCTTTGGCTGGACGAATAAGTTGTTTGAGGTTGTAGCTTGGGGACTAAGTGCTGAGGGTATGCAGCTTCAGGTCAACCTTGTCCTTCGTGAGACTACAACTACGACCTATGACGAGTTCCTGAACCCTACAGGCTTTGAGTCTGACAACACTAACCTACCGGGAGCTTTGGGTCAGGTTACTACCGGGGCCGGGGATGTAGTATCTACAACAGAGGTGACTGGTCTCACTGCTTCTGGTGGTATTAGACAAAACTCAGTTAGTTGGACTAACCCAGTCAATAATAACTATGACTACACCAAAATTTGGTTTGACACAAACAGCACTATCTCTGGTGCGAGTACAATCAACATCACAGGTGAGTCTTGGGTTCACACAGGACTTGGTGCTAATGACACAAGGTATTACTGGGCGCAACCCTTCAACAGCAGTAACGTAGCTCTTGGCGCTCAAGTTGGTCCTGTAAGTGCCACTACAAAACGTGCTGATACAGACGATATTGTAAATAACGCAATTACCAGAGACAAGATTTACGACCTTGCTGTTAACAGTGCTAAAATAGCCAATCTTGCAGTAGATAATGGTAAGATAGCCAATCTTGCTGTTAACAATGCCAAGATTGCTAACCTTAGTATTGACACCAGTAAATTGGTTCAGGGTACTTACGTAGGTTCTGGTAACTTTTGGACAGGCTCAAGTTCTTCTTCCTTTGGCACGTTTAGTCAAAGTTTTGGTGCTTCCGCCAACGGGGACGCTTTCGTCTTAGCCACAGCTAAACTGGAGACTCTTGGTAGCTCTCAGAGTAGTTCAGGGCTTACAGCCACACTAATTATTGATGGGACCACTGTAGACTCTTTTAGCCTTAGTAATGTTGGTTCTGTTGTGTTTGCGAAGAACTTGCTTGTAGGGGGTAAGACGAATGTAAGTGGTAGCTTCACAATCTCAGTGGGGTTTGCAGGGTACAACATTACTAATGACTCTTACCAAGCGAGAGTCACTGTTTGGAGATTCTTGAACTAATGGCCCCTAATTTATACACTAAATACGACGCAGACACTGGGACGATTATTGGCACCTTTTCAGGTTCTGCTGAAGATGCTGCCCTTAACCAACCCTGTATCGAGGGTATCTGGGACACTAATGCCTACCGAGTGGTGAACGGTGTAGCTACTCCTAAGTCTGCGGCAGAGATAGAAGAGTTTGAGGTTGGTAGGGCTTGGTCTGACTTACGCAACAGCAGGAACTTTCTCCTACAAGGTTGCGACTGGACTCAAGTGTCAGACGCTCCTGTAGACGCTACAGCTTGGGCTACCTACCGCCAACAACTACGAGACCTACCAGCTAACACAACAGACCCAAGGACCGTTGAATGGCCCGTGCCACCATCCTAGTATTTATGGGCATCTTCTGGGTAGCCCTGTTCACCTTGTTTGCTGTAGCAGAAGAGAAGGAGTTCTCTGAACGTAGTCAGCAACACCTTAGTGAGATACACGATGATCTATACGAGGTAGTGTTTCTTGCTAGGTTAATGTCTAAAGTCCCCTTTGAGGTCACTGACGGTCTTAGGACCATAGAAGAGCAAAGGGACTACTTTAACAATGGTTTTAGTACAACCATGAACTCCAAGCATCTAGAGGGTTATGCGGTAGACTTAGTACCAATACCTGTTAGGTGGGATAGAGAAGCCTTTGAACCGATAGCAGAGGCAATGAAGAGAGCATCCGACATGTTAGATATACCGATAGTCTGGGGAGGAGACTGGAAGACCTTCAAGGACTATCCGCATTTTGAGCTTAGGGAGAGGCCAAATGATAGTCGAGATGTTAACGATGGTGGGGGTGCCGATNATAGTNGCACTTCTGTCTTCGATGGGTTTGTGGAANTACCTACAAAGCAGAGCGGACCTAGAGCATGAGAGACGGTCAGAGTTTCGTAGAACATTGCAAGACCAGATTGATACATTATCNGANCAAGNAGGCAAACTTAACTACCAGAAAGAATCCCTTCTCCGAGAGATAGCAGAACTCAGGGAGGCACTAGCAGAAGCTAAGGCCACAATCCTGCATCTAGAAGAACTGCTAAGGAGACGGTCCTATGACAATAATTAAATTCCTCGCAGCCAGCTTCGCAGCCGTGTTCCTTCTGAGTGGCTGTGCTTCTTTAGGCTTGGTGACCAAAGGAGCTACAATCCTAGCGGAATCTACAGGTAATCCTCAGATTGAACAGGCTACGGAGATATTATCAGAAGTCAGTGGTGCAGCAGCCCCTATAGCCGGGATTGTAAACATCACACAGACTAACTGGATGTTATTAGGACTGTTGATATTGGGTTGGATGTTACCGTCTCCCGGTGAGATACTACGGACCATCTTTAACCCTATAGGGTGGCTAATCAGAACACTATTAATAAAGAAGTAGATTAGTCAAACTAAAACCCCCGCAGGTTGATTCCTACGGGGGTCTTTTTGTGCCTAAATTTAGGGAGGTTTAGAACTTAAGGCCAAACCCTGCAATGAAGCGACGGTCACCAGACTCAAACTGGTCATCGTAGGACCAGCTTACCCGGCCATCTACGTAGACNTTNTCAGCCAAGTCCAGTTTGTAGCCTACACCAAAGTCACCACCGTTCCAGTCAAGGGACCAGCCATCAAGACCTACAGAGGTATTGGCGAAAGCATACTCACCACCTACGATACCGGGGTTAACAGAAACCTCAAGGTCTGCTGTTACATCACCCCACTCGTTGTTCTCACCGAAACCTACAAGGTCACCTCCATCAGCACCCCAATGGTAGTTGAGGCCGGGGGTAATCTTGAAGGCACCGAACTCAGCATCAGTGTAAGCCCGTGCTTGGAAGTTGCCATCAGTAGAGCCAGAAAGCTCACCGTAGGCAGATACAGCACCAGAACCTACTCCAGTACCAACAGAAAGGATGGTCTCGTTCTCAAACGTAGTACCAAGCTCTACGTAGGTATTTCCCACGCTGACAGGAGCATCTTGTGCCACTGCCACACCAGCTACAAACAAGCTGGCAATCATAACCACAATACGGTTCATGTTGTCCTCATTATTATTATTTGGAGAGAGAATAAGGGTGGGAGCCGAAGCCCCCTTCTGTTCCAAGGCCCCCCAAAGGCCCGTCCCTTACGCTGCTACAGCGAGGGAAGGTGCAACATAGTTGTTAGCACTTATAAAGGTTGGTTCTTACGGAACCACTCGGTTGCCTCATTGTAGC